ATATCGCCTGCCTGTAGTTCCCTACATCTACCTGATTGTTGCCAATGCTCTTTTGCAACTCCTTATACTTCTTATCCTGCTTCTGAATGATCTCTAACAGTTTGCCTCCTACATTAGCTTTTTCACGCTCCTCTTCGCTCAATTGCTGGTAGATAAGTTTATTTTGCGATAGAGCAGCGCTCAACTCTTTTATAGAGCCCTTCATCGTCTCATTCTGTTTCATCTTTGTAGCCTCTGTGCTGATGTGGTTTTTTACCAGCGTATCATATACTCGCAACTCATCACGGTTCACTTTCTGAATAGCTGTCAATTCCGATACCTTGCGCGTGTACTCCTGCACCGATATGTCCCCTTTATCAAACTGCCCTTTCAGTTCTTTCAGTTCACCACCAATCTCCATCAGCTTTTGTCTCACCTCTGCACTCTTACCAATCAGCGCGTCCACATCGATATCTACCTGTGCTATATTTATTCTTTCCATATCGTTATTATTTCTAATTATCTAATCTTAATCATCTCTACCTCTGCCATACCTTCCGTTTTATATTTTATCTTATTAGGCATAAAGTAACTCCCTAACTGCTGTACGTATATCCTACTGAAGAATGAAAACTCCATTACATCAATCTCATTCAAGTTCATTTCTACCGTTACGCAGTACATTCGCTCCACTACTCTCTGCAAATCCTTGTAGTAAGTATTTAGCAAGTTATCCCATCTGAAAGGCTCAAAGTTAGGCACAAAATATCGTTCCACACCACCGCCTTCTTCCTTTGCTCTCAAAGAAAAAGTTACTTCATTTTTTATCTCCTTAGTAGCGTACACGTGCCATCGTCCTGTTTTCTCCTTATACTCCGTTTCAGTTGTCCCGTCCTCTTTCTTTTTTACCTCCTTAGTGAAAAACTCCATCACATCCATTCCGTTCTCTTTGTCATTCATAGGACTAAAAAACTTACTGCTAAAATCCTTCCTATCATCAAGTACCTTGTCGTCAAAGTGTATTACCCCATCATTATTCCTTTGCTTATAATCGTTCTCCTCATCGTATTTCTTATACAGAAAATTATTCTTCTGCCCGTAGTTCGCACTATGATACTTCACCTCCTTCACTCTTACGAATTTGCTACTCCAATCTATCACAGGAGCATTCACCCTTTCCGATAACGTAAAGAAGTCATACACCCCTGTTTGCCTATCTCTGATGGGCGTCAAAGAAAATAATTTAAATACCTCCTTAAATAAGTCTGTCAAAGCAAAATCCGACACAAGCACTGACAAATTGTCATTCCCTTTTATCTTTTCGATTTTAAATGTAGATTTCTCAATATATACTTGTCCATAATCATCAGCATCCTTTAACATTGAGAAAAGATATATACGGTCTCCTTTTTGAAAATAAAAAGTTTTAGCAAAATTCATATTTTCCCACCCTTGTTTAGGTACATTTACTTCCTCTTCCCATACTTGAGGCGAGGCTAATCCGAAAACAATAGTTAAAAATCCGTTACGCTCATTGATGGTTGTCATCTTGTCAAAGTGAAAACTAACCTTATAATAACCGTCCTCTTCTATAACATAAGGATAACCTCTGCTTTCGTGCACCATATGCATATTATTGTCATATATACCCTTAAGGAATGCTATCTTATCATATACGTTGATGGCAGAAAACCTTCCTTCAACCTTAAGCACTTCCTTTTCTACAACATCATTATATTTTATATTAGAAGAAGCAATATAAGCATTCTTCCAATCAAACGTATTAAACGTTGCGCCCCTGAACCTAAAACCACTATCCTGCTGCACTAACCTAAACACCCTATCCAAACTGATAGAGAGAGGCGTATTATCAAACCTATATATTTGTAATACCCCGTTGTCGTCCCTATTTTCAGCATCATCACCATAACTTCCTACCAAGTATATAAGTTCCCTTATGCCCACACCGTCCTCTGTGTGCGCTTTTACTATCTTATCCAATGACCGCTCAGCACTCCCATCAATAAGTCCGTTCACCCCCTTAATATCCCTATTCATAAGGTATTGATACAATTCAACCCCGCTATCCTTAAACTCAAATATATAAGCATCATCACGTACTCCTATCAGATGCCCATTACCTCTACCTACTATCAGCACCCCGTTCACATAATAATCTACCTTATAAATCCTATAAGCCCCACTATTATCACCTTCAGACATTTCTGCGAAGTCAAAAATAAGACGATTGGCAGCCGTTACTGGTAAATATATCGTTTCCGAGTAGCCTACCTCACGCGTTTCAAAGTTAAACATATCATTCACTTGAAGAGTGTAGGTAAATGCGTTATTGTTTAATTCTGCCTTATTGTTATCTATATATAGTTCTATCATAACTCTCTTATTGTTCTTAATGGTTCAAATTCAATTGTTACTCCAAAGGCGTGGACTGATTGTTTGTTAATATCAAACTTATGAGTACCTTCTACTATCACAACCCTTTCCCATTCGCCTAAATCACCATCTCTACCTTCTCTATATATGTAAGCGTGGCTACTACTTAATAAACTCTGCAATTCATCTAATTCTCCCTCCATTACCGGAATATTGCTCTTAAGTGTCCACCTCTTAACAGCTGTACTACCTAGTGAGTGTAATAACGAAAGTTTGTCACCATACCCTATCCTCCTGCCTCTCACAATCTGACCTAATTGCTTAGTCTTTATCTCTTCTGTGTATTCACTAGAAAACAACCAATGACTAATTGTGCCAGCTGCATTTCTCCAAGCGATGAATATTCCGCAGTCGTCTATCACTCTATCAATGTACTTATAATTTTCTAAATCAATACTCTTGTATTCTACTTCATAATCATCACCTCCCTTATGTATAAATTCTGTCACAGTACAATCTTGCGGATACCTTCTAAATAAAGTTGTATATTCTCCATTACGACTTGCAAAATCCTTACATACCCTTCTGCCTTCCTTAATATATCCTTTTATAGTAGAAAATGTAGCGGGAAAAATATTAAACTTCTCCTTCAATACGCTACCTACTCCTGTCAATTCTTTAATCTCGTTACCTTCTCTATAGGTAGCACTTGCTTCTATCTCTATAGGTACTCTATACCCTCGAAGTGTATCAGCAATTTTCTCATATGAGTAGAATGCAGTCTTAAATACAGCATCCATATTAATTTCTACTATATAGTCAGTATCGCTAATGTATAAGAAATGCTTCTTTATTTCAACTGTTCTTTTCTCAACATTAACCCCTTTTTCAATGAAAAAGGTCGCCCTAATGGTAATTACCCCATCATTACGAAGCTTATCAACCTCTTCACTACTTAATGAAATCCTCAATGGAACTCCGCTGAATGCCCCCCAATATTCTATTGTTAAAAATCTCATATTAAAATTGTTTTAAAAAGTTAATAATCTCACTTGTAAAAGCCCCTATATAGCCCTCACCTACCTTGTCTATTATATGTTGCACCCTCTCAGGTGTTATTACTTCGTCTATAAATGCTGGTTTACCGTTGTTTTGACTTCTATTCGTGCCCTCTCTTGCTATCTTCTTAGCAATCGCCCACGCTAACCCCGATACCTTCATCTTGCTTTCTATTGGCTGAATGCCCCTCGCTCTTATCCATTGCTCAATTGCAGCAATAGGCGGCAAATTCCCCGCCTTGCGTCCGTGCTGCATATAGTACGTATATCCCTCACCTGAAATCGTACCCTTTAGCAATCCTGCTACCTCATCAGTTTGCACCTGCAACGATTGCTCCCACGCGCCACTGGCTTTCATCCCCAATTCCTCATATCTGCGTATTAGGTCATCTTTCAGAGCCTCCAACTCCTTATGCAATATCTCAATAGGCTGTTTCATTTTTTATTCGTTTATTGCTACCTGATAATTAACGATTACTCCATCAAAGTTATTACTGAACTGATTAATAACCTCAATGATACGCCACGAAGTAATCGAGTAATCCCCGCAAAAGGCATTCACAATCTTCATTACCTCTTCTTTGCAAGGCTTAATATATTGCTCGTATTTTCCATCTGTAGCATCATTCCCCATCTGACTATCGTACACCCTATCAAAATCAGAATGCTTAAGTAGCATAAACCTTCCTGAATAAGTATGCCTTATAGGTGCAGAGTACTCATCAAACGTTATAGACACTTCAGGCACATCAAGAAACAAATAAAACTCCTTCCCCGATTGCCCTTCTAAGTTGTTGTAATCCTGCCTGCCGTACTCAAATGCCCAGCCGTTATCGTTTGCTATCTGTTGTAATACCTCTTTCATATCTTACTTATTTACCATTAACTTCTGAAATCTATTCTGTATATTTGTTTGAATTGCTCTATACCACAAGATATAATGCGCATCCAAGTAATTGAGCCCCTCAATATCGTTGTATCTAAGAATATCACCACCAGCAAGGCTATCAATCATCGGCAAATCGCCAAACATCTCTAATTCCTTAACTCCTGCTTCTTGTAGCCTACCATCATACTCTGTAGGGGCTACCTTCCAATGATGCTGCTCTAACTTCATCACCCTATCCACTTCATTAGTGATAAACCTCATACAACGGTAAAACCGCACTACGCTCATCTTCATCATATCCTTCTTAGTACATTTATAGACCAACTCAAAAGCATTCATTAGTCCCTCAGTTGTACCTCGCATTACCTCCCTTTTTATCGTATTTACATCGCCAAAGGTTAATTCTGTTATGCTTTCTTTCACCCCGTGTATGTGTTTCTTAAACCAGTGCCTACGTGTGTAGTTAGATAGAGGTTTTAAGACTTTCAGAGCGGGCAATAATTCCTTTTGTTGCTCTTCAGATAATTGTATAAAGTCGTATAGTGTCATCTTCTGAATATAGGTTTAAATGTTTTTCTCGGCTTCAAATCAAAATACTCTCTCATTAGCAGCATATCTCTATAATCGGGGCTTCGTCCTATTGCTTGCTTAACAGTATCTTTGTTTATTACAGACAATTTTTGCCCGTCCTTATTATCGCTTTTGATTTGCTCCAATTCTTCAGTAATCATCTCCTTAGTGCGTTCTGATAGTTCAGCACTAATGTATATGCCATTGCTATTGATACGCTCGGCTAATCTGTATAAGCATTGTGTTTGTAAGTTCTTGTAATTAGTAGGTTGCCCATTCTCTTCAAGCGGGGTGCTGTTATTCTTAAAGCCTACGATGCCCGTATTATCTACCACACCGCCTCCTACACCGTCCTCATCAGCAATGCAATTCCCTTTCGGAATATTATACTTCATTCGCAACGTATTAATGAGCGCTTGTATCTCTGTTGTTGCTGAAGTAGCCATTGTGTGTATCTCTATCAGTTCCCAGCCTCTCCAAACACCTATAACGCACAAATCCGAACCAAATCGGGCAATATCGGCTGTTAGGTACATAGTGCTATCTTGTGCTATTTGGTCGTTGTCAAATACTGCTAATATCTTATCGTAATCGCATAACGCATTCGGATCATCATCATACTCCCATAGTCCGTGCAATAATCGCTGCTTCTCCGCCCCTCGTAATGTGCTCTCCAAATTCTGAATGTACTCTTTAGGCAACATCTTATTATCGTACGGTAACGCCTGAATAAAAGCCCTTCGTGCGTTCAAAGTACCCTCCTTGTAAGGCGTATAAAACTCTTTATACAGAAAATTCTTAGAAGGGTTAGCAGTTATCAGCAATTTGCCTTTCAAATTGTACTCTCTATTTTTCCACCGCCCTATTGATATTTTGAGGTTCGAATAACTATCATACTCAAATTCTCCTCCTTCCTCAATCCAACCACGTGTCATCTGCATTGAACCAAAACGCTGGTATTGAGGGTCACTTGGCAAATATTTACAATCCAAAAGAAACACCTTTGAACCATTATAGAGTTCAAAATAATTATCCTGTCCGTTGTACTTCCACGCCTCCTGAGGTATTTTCCATCCGTTTAGCACCTCGTGAATGCTGGGTATTGTAAATTTACGCAAATCATTTAGTTGCTTACGAGCAATAAAATAGTGAGTTCCTGCATACATCATAGCATCAGCTAGTATCAGTGAGCACCCTATAAATGATTTGCCTCCCCCTTTTGCTCCTCCATATAGCACCTCATCAATATCATCATTAGCCCACGCTTTGCCGCATTCCTTCTGTTTATCATTGCCATTGCTGTTAAACTCAAGTACTACATTCTTCATTTACTTAATTATTATCCCAGTTACTTGAAAAGGCTGTAAATCTTTGCCGTCCTTCCCTGTTACCTCCTGCTTAACCGGTGCGTCCCATCCCTCCATTTTAGATAGTTGTGCAATTGCTGAAATGCGCTCTCTATATGAAGGAATAAACTTCTCCCCATCAATTCTCATTCCTTTGCCCCTTGCTATGTCAGCGAGTATCTTCAGAGCGTCCATTTTTGCAAATAAGTCTTTTTTACGCTCTTCTACCTCTGTGCTTATCAATTGCTTTGCTACTTCCTCATTAATCGTTTTTTGCCAATCTTGTAGATGTTGTTGGGCTTGTTTCCAATCTTTATCAAAGGTAGTTTGACCCTTACCCCACTTTACCTCATATTTACCCCATATTACCCCATACGACAAGAGAGGAGACTTTTTGAGTTCTTCTAATATCCATTGTTGTCTATTTTTTGGGGTGTTATTCATATTGTTCTTCTTCGTGCTGTATATATGATAAATCTAATTCAGGGTAATTATCTTCTATTTTTTTAGGGTCACCTTTGTAAAAGACTAACACGTTTTGATGCGTTTTTCCTATTTTCCTACTGGCATTAAATTGTTTTCCTGCACGTATCGGTAGACTGCCAACAGCGTTTACTAATATCATTTCATTGTACAATATAACGCCGCAATTCCAAAATGCCATTATAGTATCAGACACAAAGTTTCTGTAAAATCCTTTCTTATCTCTTACATCACCAACTACAAATACTGCAAATCGATCTTCCTTTAGCATTTCACAACTTTTTCGGATAATCTCCTTATATATTGTTAGAAAATCTTTGTATTCCATATTTGATATATCATTAGGATTGTCTGAATATACTTCTAAATCAGCATAAGGAGGACAAGAGAATATCAAATCTGCCTCATATCCTTTTGCTATCTTATCTATATTCTTACTGTCTCCTGTTGTCCAAGTAGGAAATAATTCGTTGTCTTGTAATACCTCTATTGCATTCTCACGATTGGCTGTTATTTGATCATCTCTCAAATCGTTACCAAGATATTCAAACCCTAATTTGGCGGCTACAATTCCACGTACTGAGCCGCCTGCAAAAGGATCTAATATCTTTCCTTTAGGGATATTAAACCATTGGTAGGATAATTCACAAAGAACAGGGTCAAATATAGAAGACAATGGCATTTCATTTCCTTGTATTTTATTTACAGATTGTAATGTTTCCATAACATTATCACGTCCTTTCTCACTCTTTATTCCTAATGATAACCACCAACGTTTTCTGTCTTGCCAGTACCCTTGTCGTGTATCAAGTACTGAAAAAGGAGGTACTATGAACTTTTCTAATAAAGTTCCTTTTTTAATTTCTCCCCCCCCCCATTTCAGATGTATCACTCTCCTTTTCTTCAATCTCAATACCTAATTCCTCTAACTCAAACCCGTACTCTTCTGCTATTGCTTCTACATCTTCAAGGTCTATATTATAGTTTTGATGCGCGGTAGTGTTTGCTAATATTTGTGCCTTGTAGTAGGTATCTGTATCGTCTTCTATATCATTGCGAACAATTACAGGGTACTCATTCTCCGCAAGAGTTATTTCCTTGGGTACTAATCCCTTTTCGTCAAACTTCTCCTTTCGTGCGTGTCCTGAAATGATTGTCCCCTGTTTGGTTACTGATATACTCTCAATCACTCCTACCTCATCAATAGAAGTGCTAAGTAGTTCCATACCTTTTTCTGTGTGCTTGTTTGTGTTTCTCTTACTTGGTTTTATACGTATCATTTAGATATATAATTTAACAGTGTCTTTTGTATATAATTTTCTTTAAAAATTGTATTTTGCTATTTCTGTATTTGATTTTCAACTACTTTCTGAAACTCCTCAAATGTATAGCATACAGCATAGGTATGCCCAAGTGCGATGACTTTCTTCTGGAAATCTTTTTGGTTTTGCGTTTGGCGATTGCCTTTGACTTTCATTTCGATATAGAGGCTTTTGCCTTGAGGAAGTAGCACCACCAAGTCGGCAACCCCTGATAATACCCCCTCTGCCTTGAGGCGTTGCGCTTCACGAACGTTGCGAGTGCCTCCGTTAGGAACGGCGTATATAACGAGGTGCGGGTATTGGTATCTGAACCAGCGCACGCAGGCGGTTTGGAGGGTGCTTTCTTGGTGTTTCATAGTAGTCTATTTTGTTTCAAATACTTCTCTTAATATTTCAGTAGGATAACTCTTAACGAAGCCGTATTTGGCATCATATTCGTTACCCATAGGTATAGAACGTTGTACGCATATTTTTGCGGCTTTTCTCCCTAATGATATAGCTAACTGCAAGGGCACTCTTTTGCCTATGATATTGCTGTATCCTGATATGGTAAAATAGTCTTCGTTTTTGGTGGTGATTTTAGCTTCTATCTTAGTGAGACGCTCATTTTGCAAGGCTATTTGCTCAGCTTGTGCTTGTTGTGCTTTTTCTAAGGCTATCATTCCTTGTGCTTGAGCCATTAGTATTTCTCCTGCTGTCATTGGTTTGTTTGCTTCCTCAAAACGTTCCAACCACTCTACTACACGCTTGCGAACAAATTTACTTTCACGAAGTAGCACTTGCTTTCCTTGTGTAATAGTGAGTTCAAACATAGGATATTCTCGCCCCCTTTCGTTCTTGTATTTTGACTCCAAAATTTTTTGGAGTGAGATTTCTTCTTCAAATTCATCTCTGATAATAGAAAGCATCGTGTCGTGTCTTAAAGATGTATCCTTACCTTCTTCTTTTCTGAATAGGTTGATTTGCTCTACAAGTTCAAGGCTTGTAATAGTCTTTTTGGGTGTAATTCCTTGTGATGAGAGTATTAGGGTATTCATTATAATTTATTGTTTTACAATTTCGCTGCAAAGGTACAAAAAACTTTAAACAATTCCTACAAAAAATTGATATAATTATTTGTGTACCAGCATTTTGCATAGTCATTTTACATAGTCATTTTGACGGGGCAAAACGGCTGTTAATATGAAAGCCGTTAGTATCACACTAACGGCTTTCTGTTAAGTGATTGTTATTAGTCCCGCTCTATCTCATACGTTATAGGTATTCCTATCTCGGTAGCGATGTAGTGCTCGATACGCGCGCCCTTGCTTTCTTGCCAGCCTTGTAGCATATAGATAGCATTACATTGTAGTAGGTCGGCAATATCTTTAAGCATATGCGCTTCCCAGCTGTCGTGCTCTGATAGTCCGTTTTCTAAGGGGTTTACGGGCTCATAGCCTAATCTTTTCGTTGCTTTGGCTGCAGCGGCAAAGCGTTTGCGGGTTTCGGTGAGGTTGGTACCTGATATTTTACCTGAGATGTAGATTTTCATTTTATCCTTTAAATAAATACATTGACCAACTTATAGCAACCTCTTCATTGCGATTATCCAATTCTTTGAGTAAATTATCTATTTCTTTATCCTCACTAAGTTCAGGAGGAATTTGTAAATAGAGTTTTTTCATTATTTCATTATGAAAACCAGTGTGTTTCTCAATCTCTGAGAGGTGTGTTTGCGCCTCTTTCAGATAACTTAATAATTCTTGTTTGTTCATCTTATTCATCTTTTACAAATTTTCCGTTAATAATTTTGCCTTTTCTGTCTTTGATTTCGTTGTAGACGAGGTTCAAGCGCTCCTCAAGGGTGGTGTTCTCTAAGAGTGTAATTGCGCAAATATCCTCGAATATATGTTGTAAATGATGCAAAATGTATATTATTTCGTCTATGTCACCCATATATTCGTCAGTTAGTAATTTGGATAAATTTCTATTTACTTCTATGGCTAATACTGTGCGAGGAAGGTGTTTTTGCGATTGTTGCATTCTTGCTTTGTTAATAGCCTTTGTAATATCTTCATTAGCAAAATAGCAATAGTTAATAAGGCAAACCATAGTATCACCTATCGCATCTTGGATAGCGGGTTTGTCGTTGTCATAACACGCCTTGATAAGTTCGCCAACCTCCTCGTGGGTTTTGAGGAGTTCATCAAATGGTGTTAGTCGCTCATAAATGCCTCTTTCTTTTGCCCACTGATGAATAAGGGGCACAAGTTCTTGGATTGTTAAATTTGGTGTATTCATTTGTCTTTCTTTTTTAATTCTTCTCTCATACCCATACAGTAGGAGCGGTAATTGATGTTAGACTCGTGCATTAGTCGGTAGTCGTACCATTGCAGTATTTTATCTTTAGGCTTATTGTGCTTCATATCGTAGTATATATCCTCGATATTGAAAAAATAGTCTGATAAACATATAATACCTATCCCTACATCGTAATTGTCAAATTCAAATTGTAGGTCTTGCTTGTGGCAAAATTCCTTAATAATGTTACGTGCAGCGTACTCGAATAATTCTACTGCTTCTTTTTCTTGTGGTGATTGTTTTTTCATTGTTCTTTATACTTTTCGTTAATAACATCTAAATGCTGGTATATCATTTCTGATAGGTCGTTAGAGTACGACTCAAAGGCGTCTAATAGTACTTTGTCGTCTTTCATTGTTTTCTTAAACTGCTTCACGGCTTCTCCGCTGAAGTGTTTAAGCTGTCTGAATGAGCGTTTAAATTCGTGGCTGAATTTGGTGTCGTCAATTCCGTGCATCAGCTCATTAAGGCTATCGGCATACGATAGGGCAAGGATTGCATAATGGGCTATCTTCTCACGTTTTAGCACGGGCATTACAACTGCTTTATCGTGCTCGTCAATTGCGATATTCATTAGGGTTCGTGCTTCTTGTGGAGTTATATTTAGCCCTCTTGCACGGAGTTCTGTTATAAATCTGTTGTTGTTCATTTTTTGGTGTTTTTGTGTTCGGTTTGTCTTCGGTTAGTGTTCGCCTTGTTTTCGGTGTTTATTGTAGTGATAACATTTCCGAGAGTTCTTTGCCTTCTGTGATGAGCCAATTATAATAGAATTGCAAGGTTACTTCTTGTTTTATGCGTAATATTTTGCCCTCTTTGTCTGCTTCTCCTTGTTGAAATAGGCTGATGAGGTTCTTTGCCGTGGTAAACTCTTTATTATCCTTGGCGATGGCTTGCTGGTGTCGAAGCTGTTTGTCGGTTTCACTTCGCATTAGCTGCTTATCACGTTCTGTTAGGGTAGCAAAGTATGGTTTGAGTACTCCTCGCTTTTGTAGTGCTTCGTATATTGGTACGGGTAGGGGAGGCATTGCTTTTGTTTCTTTGTACTCCTCAAAATGCTCATTGAGCCAACGGAGCACGTTTTTTTCTTTTTCCTCTTCTGTCATAGTATTTTGATTTTCGGGTAATTGTGAAATGTTAATGTTATGCGTTCGCTGAGTGTCTTGCAGCCATTGGCGATATTTTCCTAAAACCGTGCAGACGTAAGACACGTCAAAGAATTGAAAATGCTCTGTCACGTCGCCAAATTCCCCGCTTCTGTCCATCTGAAAGGATTTGTATATCTCTTGAAAAGAAAGTCCTGAAAAACGGCTGAAAACAGCATTCCATATTTCTTGCTTTTGCAAAGGGTCAATTTCGCCTTTTACGCCTACAAGTGCTGCAATGCGGGTGAATAGCAGTCCGAATATAGGAGCGATTGCTTCGCGGTCGAGGTTTTTAAGGAGTGGGTATTGGTGTCCTGTTTTAGCTATTGCCAAAGGTGTGAGTTCCCCAACCTGTACTATTTTGTCTAATATCCTCTGCTGTTTGTCGTCCTGCAACGTAGGGAGGTTTTCCGCTTGGTGGTGTGTAATGGTTTGTGGGTGTGATGATATTTCCATATTCGTCGATGATTGTTTGTTGTGGTGATTGTAAGGGGGCTTGTGTGCTGTGTAGCCAATCAGCCTCAAATCCTTTCCACTGTTTTTGTACTATGGTGCTCAGTACTGTGTTTATATCCTGATTTGTTTTTCGCACCTGCTCAATGAATGTTTTAAAGGCGCGTTCGGTATTGACGGCTTTTTTGGCTTTGCGTATCTTGAGCCACTCATCTACAAGTTCAGGAGTAAATCCTTCTGATAGCATTGCCTTTCTGAAATTGAAAGGAGGGGGGGCGGGCGCAATAGGGGGGGAGGTTTCTTTTTGGGCGCTTAAGGGCTGATTGTTTTCCTCCTCACCAAAATCTGTACGCGTGCTTTTTTGTTTCTTTTTTGCAAAAAAAGAAATATTTACTTTACTTTTCTTTATAGGCGTTTTTTCCGAATTTATAGCTATTTCTTCGGAGTTTATACCTATTTCTTCGGAAGAAATGAGGGTATATTCGGAAAAAATAATATTTCTTCTGGACGCTTTACACATTGCTAAGTACCTTTCTTGTACTCCTTTTGAGGTGTAAACGCCCTGTTCAAACATCTCAGCAGAAAATAATCCTACTTTCACACAGTAGTCTAAGACCGCTTCTATAAACTCAACTTTATCCCCAGTTTGCTCTGAGACTATAAAGCCAAAATCTTCATCGTTAAGCACGTAATATCCATTGCGATAGATAAAAGCCAAAACGCATATATAGACGCTCAATGCTCGCCCCGAATGATTTTTGATTAGTTTCCGAATCTTGATGTCAGAAAATATGTCCACATCTAAAGAAAAGTAATTGAAGCCTTGTTTTACGTTTCTTCCCATTACTTTTGTGTTTTAGGTGTTATGTACTTGTTAAAAAAAAACTCCCCTTGCCCTTAACTTGCTATTTGTACAATGGCACGCCAAATGATAACGCTCGCCAAAGACAAGGGGAGACAAATGAATGAAATATTAGAATAAGGTTGTTTGATTGAGGTCGTCAATCATTCGTTGTAAGTTCCTTTGCATTTGGTTGTAATAAGAAGGCTTGAGTTCTATCCCTATAAAGTTGCGTTTTAGTCTTAAACTTTCGTGTCCTTCACTTCCTATACCTCCAAACGGACTTAATACGGTTTCGCCTTCATTACTCCATAGGTGCAAGCAACGCCTGATCGTTTCTAATTGTAAGGGACAAATATGTTTTTCGTCCTTCTCATCACGTGCGCTGGTGTATTGCAAGGTGTCGGAGTAATTGATGTCATACCATACGGGCTCTGCATACTTTTGCCATAAATTCACAGGTAGGTAATTCTCTTGTTTTTCATCAGTATCTTGGTGTGTAATAGGTACAAGATTATCACCTGCATTGCGAAACACTAAGATATAATCAGGAATACCCGTGCGAGACATACTACTGTCTTTTTTGATCGTTTTATGCAGCAATCCGATAGACTTGGTACGGGTCATTTCTACTACTGGGCTCTTCCAAATTGTTATTCTATCGTGGTAAATAAATCCCTCTTTTTGGAAGGACTGAATGAGCATACCCGAAAAGTCTTTGAGCCCTATATATCCGTCTTTGCCTTTCATTGCGGGCAAATCCATACAATGTACGGCTACCAATCGCCCGCTCTTTACTACCCTTGCTAATTCTTTTACAAGGAATTGAAAATGTACAAAGAACTCTTCGTAATCTTGGCAGTTACCCATATCACGAATATCATCTGAATAAACGTATAATTCGGCAAATGGGGGGCTGAATATTGAGAAATCTATACTATCGGTAGGGAGTTTAGCCACTTCCTCTACGCAATCGCCGTGTATGGCTCTGAATGTAGGTGTTTGCATATTTCTTGGTTTTTAATCATTAGTTCTTGCATTTGTTTGAATTGTGTCTCCTTTTCCCTTATGGTACTCATAACGTTCTGCATTGTGTCGGTAGTGATGATATTCACCGTTACATCGCCTTTCTTCCCAAAACGATGCGAACGCCTTACTGCTTGGTAAAAGCCCTCAAAGGAGAAGTCAGGGCTCATAAAGGTTTGATGCAGGCAGTGCTGAAAGTTTAGTCCGTATTTTGCTATCTGCGGCTTAGTAACCAAAACTCTGTATTTGCCGTCTACAAAGTCTAACAGCTTTTGCGCCTTATCCTCTGGTTCGTCTTTTCCTGACACTTCTACCGCTCCACGAATACCCGCTGTAACCTCCTTGCTTTCATCATTGAGTTTTACCCATACGATATGAGGCTCATTATCAGCATTAGCTATCTCTATTGCCTTGGCTATTCGCTGATCTTTTGTACGCCTCAATTCTTTATTGAAGTCAGCAGCTGATACAGCCATATCGGGGAATAATAAACCATTGCTGAAATCATTTTGTGTAATGATTTGGTGCTCCTTGTAAATCACCTCGGATAAGTCATATCCTTGCATTGGGTAACCTATATCAGCAGGGTTGGTAAGCATTATCGCCCAACTCGATACGAACTGGTAGAACTTCTCTACCGCGTGTCCTTTTAGTCGCCATTTGCTTGTGTGGTCTTGATCGTTGATAAAGTAGGTAGCGAGCATTCCTAACCTGCTTTGATAGCCCAAAAACTCTGAATGGTTTGCCAACTCCATTGGGTCGTTTGGCGATGGGGTAGCGGTAAAAGCAAACTTGTAGGGGGTATTGTGGAAATACTCAAATAGTTGTTTTTTTATATGTCCCTCAAAGTTCTTCATTATTGAACTTTCATCGACGATCAGCCCTGCGTACTCTTGTGGGTTGATGTTGTGTAAATTCTCAAAGTTGGTAATGGTTACCTTATCAAGGTCAAACCCAAATTTTTCTGCTTCTCTTTTGGTCTGTGCTACCACCACTAAAGGAGCAAGTATAAGCACAGGTTTATTGGTGTGTCTTACGATTTGGGTAGCAGTTTCCAGCTGCATTACTGTCTTTCCCAGTCCGCAATCAGCAAATACAGCGTGTTTGCCTTTGAGAATGTTTTTAGCAACAATATGCTGCTGAAAAGGAAATAGTTTAGGGTTCATCGGCAGTGGTGCAAAGCCTTTATGCTCCTTTGCTTTTTGTTTTAATCGCAAAAACTCTTGATACTCATTCATTTTGATTTGAAATTAGAGATTTGATAAAGATTTATGCGCACTCAATCTCCTTCAAATCGGTTATACAAATTAGACGGCTTTTTAGCCATTTGGTAGTGGTTGGTTATTAGGTAGTTGTGCTGTTTTTGGTCGTTTTATCGTCTTAAATAGCCCTCTTTTTGGACAGGTTTTAGACATTTGGTTACGTAAACTTTGCCCCCGCTCACGGATCGAACGTGAGTGCTTGCCTATCGGGGTACACAATGGCTACATTACAATTCTTAATACCCTGTTTTTGCTATCCTTAAATTCTCTTTTTCATAACTCAAAAGACTTCTAAGGGCTTCTATCTGATGCGTACAAGTACGGTTAATACGCTCCAACCAATCTACAAGAA